GCAGTCGGCCAGTTTGTCTCCTTCCTCGTATCACCACGAGGAGTCGCCTTGGATCTCGCCCGCATCACTGCCAAGATCACCTCCCGCGCCTACAACAATAAGGAGGATTACGACAACTACGCTTCCGCTCTTGCCGGTACTCTGAAGCCGATCGATATCGACGCCGGGAACAACATGTGCATCGTCAACTCACTCTATCACTGGAACAACGCCAGAGTGACCTCTGATTTCGACGTACTTCTCTCCTTCATCGCTCGTTTCTCCCGCGGTGAGATCCCGTTCAACGAGCTCACTCAGCACGAGGCCATTTTCTACAAGACACCTGGCAACAACAAGCTTGCGCACACTCAAGGCAGACACAACCACGACAACAAACGCACATTCAAGAGGGGACTTGCCGCCATCGCCAACACTCTCTTCTATGGGTCATTAATTTTCTATATTCCTACACACCCGAATCTACCAACCAAACATGCCACGCCAAACCCAGACCCCTATTGCCCGTTCCCGAAAACAACTCGGGCCTAACATCAAGCCCAAGCGACCGGCGCAATTCCAAAACACCATGCGCAAAATGATGCAGAAGAGAATCCGTGTTCCTCGCCCTAACATGTCAGAGGTTCATTTCCGGGACACCGAGCGACTCCTCACCGTCACCATCGCTCCCTCTTCTACCCCTGGCCAACTCCTTGCCCAGATCCCGGTTAACCCCCTTTCTCCGCCCCGTCTCCAGTCCGTTGCACGCCAATTTGACTCTTGGCACGGCACGATGGCCCTTGAGGCCGAGACCACCGGTAATGCCTTCTCTAAGAATTATGTCATCATCAGGCATCTCCCGAACGGCGATCCCACGCAGATTCCAACTCAAGCCGAAGCCCTACTGAACACCGTTGAAGCTCGCGGCCGTCCCTCCGAATCCCAACGACTCCAGTTGGATTCTAATCGCAGGGCTGTCGTCTTCGCCTCCTGGGCGAGCAGCTACAACAAGAACAAGCCTATCGTCGACCCCGACGCTAATGACGCCAATAACGGTCTCTTCTTGCTTGTCTCCAACGGTTCTCCCGGTACCGAGTCGGTCGATGTTGTCCTCCGCCTCCGTTACAACATCCGATTCTTTGGCCCGATCGCTAAACCACTCGTCCCGGACACTTCCCTGAACCTGGCTTCCACCACCGGATCGTTGACCGCCCCGTGGGCGGGTGCCAATCCCCAAGGACCCGGCACTAACTACATCCAGTGGGATGAGCCTACTGCCACCCTCACTGTTCCGAAGGGAAAGTACCTGCTTTCCGTCCGTGCTTCAGGTACCGGTCTCACCGCCCTCGGAAATGCCGTCGCCACCAACTGCACGATTCACACTGCAACTAACAATGTGTCCCCCGCCCTCCTCTCCCGGGTATCCCTCCTTTACGTTCCCGTCTCCGGAACCCTCCGCCTTGACCAGCCTGTCACCGGGACCACTCTTACCAATATATCCCTGCTTCTCGCCCCGTTCAACGCATAACCAAGCCCGATGTTCGC